TTCTGTCTGAAAATGTTTTGGAAGCAAAAAACGTTTTAGATGGTAAATTAAAACAGATGGTTGAGGATAGACTTAACCATCTGAAACTACGCCTTGCGGCAGAAATGTTTGAGAACATTGGTGTAGAGGTAAGTTTTGAAGCTGAAGAACTTTCTGAAGGTAATATTCAGAAAATGGGCAGAACTAGAATTATTCGTATTCGTATTCGTGCTGGTAAAGTACAAAGACGAGTTAAGAAGTCGTCAGTACCAGGTTTCACCATTCGTGGTGGTAAGATGATTCGTATGTCGTCCATGGAACGCAGGCATCGTAAGATGGCTGCCAGACGTGCCAAATTTAAACGCAGAGCAAAAATGAAACAGTCTTTGAGAAAAAGAAAAATGTCGCTCAGAAAAAGAGGGAATTACGGGTTATGAAACTCATTAAAGAAATTACAGAAACAGTAAACTATATTACTGAAGATGCTAATGGCAAAAAAGAACTTCATATTGAAGGTCCGTTTTTGGTTTCTGAAAAGAAAAACCGAAATGGTCGTTTGTATGAGTACAACACCATGAAAAAAGAAGTTGCCAGATATACTGAGGAATATATTAATAAACATCGTGCTTTTGGAGAATTAGGTCATCCGGAATCTCCGAGTATTAATTTAGACCGAGTATCACATATGATTACATCATTAAGAGAAGATGGTAATCAATGGATTGGTAAAGCAAAGATTTTAGATACACCTATGGGTAACATTGCCAGAAGTCTTATTGAAGGCGGTGCTCAGTTAGGTGTATCTTCACGGGGCATGGGCTCATTGAAAAATGTTAACGGTGTTAATGTTGTTCAGCCCGATTTTTATCTAGCCACAGCGGCAGATATTGTAGCAGATCCTTCTGCACCTGGCGCATTTGTGCAAGGTATCATGGAAGGTAAAGAATGGGTATTAGAAAATGGCGTTTGGACAGAACAAGATTTGTCACAAGCTAAAGGTATGATTCGTTCGGCCTCTAAAGCACAAATCGAAGAAGTAAGTCTACGCATTTGGGAAAACCTAGTCAAAAAACTTTAAATATAAATATCCAATATAATCAAGGAGATTTTCAAAATGGTAAAATTTAATCTGTCCGAAGCCGCTAAAGAAATTCTTGGTGCCTCAGTTGCATCTAAGAAGTCTGGTCAAGATAAACCACAAAAACTGTCTGGCGATGTTGCCTACGGAACTAAAGAAGTAGGTGATATTGGTACTGAAGTTACCAAAACAACCGACTCTGCTCCAGATGCAACCAAGGGTGCTCCTACAGCAACCCCTCCAGGTGCAACACCTCCTGTAGGTTCTGAGCCAATGAAGAAACTCAAAGGTCAACCTGCGGAATCTGGTTCAGTAGAGCAACCAGAAGGCAAGTCTGCTTCACAAAAGTTTGCTAAGAATCCTGGTGCTACATTCCAGTCTTATGGCGAAGAGTCTGAGTCTGATGAAGAAGTTATTGCCGAAGAAGAAAAAAGCGAAAAAGAAGGTCATGAAGATGCTGCTCAAGATAAAGCCATGATTAAGAAAATGATTAACAAAGAAAAAATGAAAGAAGATATCGATGCATTGATGTCTGGTGAGAACCTTTCTGAAGAATTTGTTACCAAAGCTGCTACAATTTTTGAAGCTGCCGTTGTTGCTCGTGCAGAAGAAGTTATTGCCGAAGCCGAAACACAATTGATGGAACAGTTTGAAAAAGCCATTGATGAAGTTAAAGAAGATTTGGCTGCTAAGGTTGATGACTACCTCAACTACATGGTTGAAGAGTGGATGAAAGATAACGAAATCGCAATTGAAAAAGGTCTCCGTGCCGAAATTACTGAAGATTTCATTAATGGATTGCGTAACTTATTTGTAGAACACTACATTGACATTCCTGCCGACAAGGTAGAAGTTGTTGAAGAATTGACTGCTAAAGTAGAAGAACTCGAATCTTCTTTAAATGAGCAAATCAAGTCTGGTATTGAACTCAAAAAAGAATTAAACGAACAGAAAAAAAATGAGGCTATCTACACAGCGTGTGAAGGCCTGGCTCAAACCCAAGTAGAAAAATTGAAATCACTCGCAGAGGGTGTGGAATTTACTACTGAGGAAGAATTTGCTGACAAACTATCTACTTTGAAAGAATCATATTTCAAAGCTGATGTTAAAGTTGCAAACAATTCCGCTCTAGATGATGAAGTTCAAATTGAAGAAGAAACTAAAGCCGTTAAAGGTACTGGTGACGCTTTGATTGAATCATATGCAAAAACAATTTCACAAACTTTGGTTAAGTAATTAACCATTAATACATAACAAAGGATACAAAATGTATTTGACAGAAGAACTACAAAAAAAATGGCAACCAGTTTTGGAGCATCCAGAACTTGACGCTATCAAAGACCCATACAAGAAAGCTGTTACAGCACTTGTTTTGGAAAACCAACAACAAGCTATGTCACAAGACCGTCAATCTCTGAATGAAACATTGTCAGACGGTGGTCCTACAAACGTAACCGGTTCTGGTATTAGCAATTTCGACCCAATTTTGATTTCTTTGGTTCGCCGTGCTCTTCCTAACCTTATTGCTTATGATGTTGCTGGCGTTCAGCCAATGACTGGTCCTACAGGACTCATCTTTGCAATGCGTGCTCGTTACTCTGCTCAGAACGGTACAGAGGCTTTCTTTAATGAGCCAAATACACAGTTCTCAGGTTCTGTATCTGCACAAAACCCATACGGTTTCCAAGGTACAACTGCACAAGATACAGCAAACACATTCCAAAACCCAACAGCGTTGACAACAGCCTCTGGTATTGGTATGCCTACTGCTAACGCAGAGTTCTTGGGTTCAGAGAATGGTAATGCATTCCAACAGATGGCCTTCTCAATTGAGAAAGTAACTGTAACTGCACAAAGCCGTGCTTTGAAAGCTGAGTACTCTTTAGAATTAGCACAAGACTTGAAAGCAATTCATGGTCTTGATGCTGAAACAGAATTGTCTAACATTCTGTCTACAGAGATTCTTGCTGAAATTAACCGTGAAGTTATCCGTACTATCTACACAACTGCTGTTGCAGGTGCTCAGTATGGTACAACAACTGCTGGTTACTTTGACTTGGACACAGACTCAAACGGTCGTTGGTCAGTTGAGCGTTTCAAAGGTTTGATTTTCCAAATCGAGCGTGACGCTAACGTAATTGCTAAGCAAACTCGTAGAGGCAAAGGTAACGTTCTTATCGTTTCTTCTGACGTAGCTTCTGCAATGGCTATGGCTGGTGTTCTCCAGTACACTCCTGCATTGTCTGCCGACTTGCAAGTAGATGACACTGGTAATACATTTGCTGGCTTGTTGCATGGCCGTATCAAAGTTTACATTGACCCATACTTTGGTGGATATACATCTAACCAAGAATTGGTAACTGTAGGCTACAAAGGTTCTAGCCCATACGATGCTGGTTTGTTCTATTGCCCATACGTTCCATTGCAAATGGTTCGTGCTGTAGACCAATTCACATTCCAACCAAAGATTGGTTTCAAAACTCGTTACGGAATGGTTGCTAACCCATTCGCTAAGGGTTCTTTGGTAGGCAATGGTGCCTTGACAGAGCGTTCAAACGTTTACTATCGTTTGTTTGGCGTCAAAAACCTAATGTGATGCATTGAGTAGTCGAAAGACACTTTAGAAAAAAATCACCATAGAGTGATATTTCAAAAGGACTTCTTCGGAAGTCCTTTTTTTTGGCTACATAAATACTAGTATGACCGCACTCTCAAGAACACCTCAAAATACCAACTATTTGCAACCGTCAAAGTTTTTGTTAACTTTTGACCGTATTCCTACTTGCCAATATTTTTGCCAATCGGTAAATGTGCCAGGTATTAGCCTAGGTCAAGCGCAAATGGTTTCTCCTATGCTGGACATTAATGCTCCAGGCAATAAGTTAACTTATAATCAATTAAGTTTGAATTTTCCTATTGATGCGGCGGTTCTAACATGGCGTGAAATCCATGACTGGTTCCGTTCCATCGCCTCACCAGAGGGTTTTGGTGAAAGGAATAGGTTGGCGTCACAGCAAAACACACACAACGCCAAAAAAACTGGCAAATATTACTCAGATGCCACTTTAACCGTGTTGTCCTCACTTAATAATCCTATACTCCGGATTCAATTTATAAATGTATTTCCAGTATCGTTATCAGATATTCAATTCGATACTCGATTGTCGGCAGATGATGTAATCACCTGTGATGCCACATTTCAATATGACTATTTTAATTTTATGTCACTTGAATAAAAGTATTGACATTTAACGCATTGTGTGTTAAAATGTATTTTTATGTTAACCTATTGATTTTATTATGGAAAATTTAGAGCAAGTATTAAAGTATTGGGAACAAGATGCGGAGATAGACCAGACTGAACCTGGTAAAGAACTGTTAAAGATTCCTAAACTACACAATAAGTACCTCTCCATACTTACAAAGCACAAAATTGCTTCCAAGAAGGCACATTTTGACTATCTTCGTATGCGTAAGATTAAAATTGAGTATTATTCTGGTCGTATGGATCAAGAAGATTTGGCCAAACACGGATGGCAACC